ATATATGAACGACCATAAGGCAAATAGTTAGCATCAGTTAATAGTCTAAAGTGAGCTATTTCGTAGTTTTCAAATTTAATTTTTCCATCTCTATCCTTAACACGTGAACTCATACCACCAGCAGCGATTACCATTGGATCAATTCTAAAACACACGTAAGATGGATTTTCAGGATTTTGTCCTTCTTCACGAACCATATCATATACTGATAATGGTGTTACATTGTAAATGCCAAATTGTTCAGCAACCTCCATATGTAAATAAAAATCACCATATTTACACATATTTCTAATCCATAACCATAAATTAAATTCAATATTTAAAATATCATAGAATAAATTATATAATATTCTTTGAATATTTTCATCTGCACTTCTAATTTGTAACACTTCCCCCATTTCGTTTTTAAGAGTAGATTCATCTGAGATGATATCTAGGGTAGAAGCAATGATAGAGTCAGTATCCATTGCTTCATAGTCAGTATACAACTGGATACGAAGTGTTTGGTAGTTCATCGTTGGGTTATATGGCATATTAGCTCCGTAGCGATGAAGTTTAGTAAATCTATCTATAAGTGCATTAGTTTTTACGTTACCGAAGGCTTGGATTTTATCTACATCCATTACCTTTAATTGAGTACCGCCTACATTTCGTATGATTACATCAGTACTAAATAAGCGTGTTAATCTATTAAATAAACCTGGTTGGTTATCTGCCATTATGTTGTTTTATATGTATAAATATTTATTATCCTAATATCCATGATGCGTCTTCAAATCCCCCACGACCATCATTCATTGCATATGGATTTGATTGTCCGCTAGGTAGCAAGGGACCCATCTCATAGCTTGTTCTAGTAATATTAGATACCATTGCTCGATTTAAATCCATTCCTTGTTCATAAAATTTCATTGCTGTATCTCTTACAAATAATCCTATCCCTAAAGACATTACTAAATCGTCATTGTATCCGTTTTGTGCTTGAGCTTTACCATGTTGCCAAATAAACACACGTAATTCTTCTAATAAACGTTTAGAACGAAAAATAAAAGCCTTTTCACGAATATACGACTCCATTTTTGCTACAACAAGGGGTCTTGTTTTAGCAGATGTAGTAAAACCAGGAACAGTTTGTTCCTTTTCCATTTTATCCATCCACTTATCTATATTTACCTCACCATAAGTACGAGGTGAATAATATAATTTTTGATATCCTTTTTCTATAATTGTATTAATTACATCCCATCCGATATTTGCATTCTCGACCACCAGTAAAGCATTGTTATACTCAGTAGCAACAGAAACAAGCATATTTCCAAAAGTGCGGGTATCAATTTGCGATTTATATTCAGCCACCTGCTCACACGTTGTTGCATCAATGATATGGAATGCAGAATAGTCACTACTGTCACCGCGAGCCACATCAGCACATACAATATACTGCTTACTATAATTAGGGTACTGCCAAACCCAAAAATCACCACCCATAAAGCGGCGCTCGATAGGATCTTGTATAAATGTTTCTTCATAAAATGATAATAAATCAGGTTCAACTACTGAGTTTCCGGAGCCTAAAAAGTCACAGTCATATTCCTGAGCAAATTCACGAGGTGACATATTTGTTCTTTCTCTTTGCTCCCAAGCCTCATCTCTATCGGGGTGTAAATTCCATCTTAATTTAATTGCTTTGAAATCATTTTTACTTATTTCAGCCTCAGTATACATTCTATGAAACCAGTTACCAACTCCATTTGGAGAAGATAATGCAATGATACCTCCACCAGTAGCAATTGTAGGTTTAATACTTGTATATATTTTATCAATACCTTCAATAAACGCAGCCTCATCTATTAATAATAAAGATACAGCGTAAGATCGACCAGCATCTGATGCGGCTGATGTAGCTACAATTTGAGAATTATTAGCTAATTTTAATGATAGTTTATTATCTGATACAGGTTTTTGATTACCTTTTAGCCAGGAAGGTAAATTATTGTACATAAACTGTACCTTTTCAACCATCCCTTTAGCAGTTTCTTGTTTAGTTGCTATACAAAGTACTGTTTTATCTTTGTTAAATAGCATTGTCCACAATGAATATCCTGCAGACAGTGTTGATATACCTAGCTGTCTTGATTTATTAATAATACTAAAACGATTATTTCTAAACTCATTTAATACTTCTTCCTGAAAGGGATATAAATGGAATAATACTCTTCCCTTGATAGGATGTGTAATATAACAGTATTTGCGGAAAAAATGTACAGGATCCGTGGCGCACTTAATGTATTCCTGCTTTATTATTTCTTTAATATTAGCTTGACTCATATATATAAATATATAAAAAAGCCTGACTTACGGGTCAGGCTTATTGTTTTCGCATCGGTCTAAAATGCTAAACGGAATGTTCCTAAGGTAGAACTATTTAGATATATATAAAAATGCTAATACAGCAGCAATAATACTGCCCATTAATTTAGAAAATTTCTTTTGAAATTTTAGTTTTTCATTTTCTTTTTGAGCTACTTTATATTGAACTTTCCAATCTCCAATTTGAGTAGTCTTTATAGAATCTACTATTTTATAATTAACTTCTTTATTTTTAAATTCAACTATAACACTATCTCTAATAACTACTTTTTCTTGAGTTAAACTAATAATACTGTCTTTTACTATTATTGTTTCTCTAGCACCATCTAATTCAGCTAAATCTTTAGCCGAAGCTTGTAATACAGGTTTTGCTATTAATAATGGAGTATTAGTAGTATCTTTTGGATAGCGTTGATTAAGTGAAGACACTAATTCGGGAGCCGAGTATTTATCAATTTTATCTTTTGAAGAATCAACATATTTAGTAATATATTTAATTTTTTCTTCTTGATGCATTAATAGATAATTCAATTCAACATCTTTTTTATATAGTTCATAGATTGTAGAATCTTTTTTTACTATATCAAATTTTAAAGAATCAATAACATAATTTAAACTATCTTGTTTATGTTTAAATTCTTTTGTTAATTTACTATTATTATTACTATTATTACATTTATCATTAAGGACCCAAAATAATAAAACAACAATAACTAAAGGTAAAACTAATTTTTTCATGTTTTTATTTTATAATTCCTGCATAAAATTGCATTCTATTTTTAGTCCACTCACTTAATTCTTCGGGCTCCGCTTTTTTAGTCATTTTAGATTGACGCTTTTGTAAATATTCACTACCTGCTAATAAACCATCCATTTTAGTTTGTAATCTAGCTTTAAGATCACGTAGATTTTGTAATTCATTAGATGGTGTATCTGAGATATCTCCCATTGATGGTCTAGAGCGTTTTGCTTTTAAAATATTACTTTTTACACTAGCTAAACGTTTTTCCAAATCAGTATATTGCATAAATGCTTCGTAATCTTTATCAGACATACCACCTGCTGAAACATTAGAGGTTTCTATTTCTTCGGCTTCGGGTTCTTCTTCATCTGATCCTCCCATTTTAGGAAACCCCGCATCAACATCTTCAGGACTCATATCACCAGCAACACCACCTTCTGGGTCTTCATAGCCTGATGGTAATTCATCTGGTCCTTCATCTTCGTCTTCATCTCCACCTATTACGGGTGCAACGATTGGGCGTCTAGCGGTTTGAATAGCTGAAGGTACAATAATTCCCCTGCGTAGGAGATCTCCAAAGTTAGCATTGATGGGCTGTTGTGAATTATATCCTAGGGCTAATGCTATATCTAATTGTGTCATTGATCCACCATTATCTTGCATTGCTGCAATTATTTGGGCTTTTTTTCCAGCAAAATCAGCTGCGTTGGCTTCAGGAGATAATTCATAACGACCAGGTTGATTAGCAAATTCGTCTAGATTATCTTCTTCTAAATTTACAATTCCTTTTTTCTTTAATGTATCTTGTGCTGCTATTTTAGCATCAGGAGTTAAAGTATTAAATTTTTTACTTTTTACTAAATCGTCTACTGCAGCTATACCCGCATATGTTTCTTCATTAAGTACTTCTTTAATAGCTTCACGGATAATTTTATGTAAATCTGATTTTTTCATTTCTGTTTATTATGTGTATAAATATTATAAATTTTGTAGAATAGTAGCAATACGTTCTTCAGTTGTACCTTCAACGCTAATTAAGCGTTTTGGTTTATATTCTTCTAATGCCATTTTAATAGCAGTATCAATTTTAATACGATAACCTAAATCAGTAGTTCTAATACCATTATCTTCTATATGAACTCCAAGAGGTGATACATATATTATTAAATCATAATAATCTTTAAGATTCATTGCTGATTCAACAAATGTACGTTTTTCATAATCGCTAATAGATTTTGCCGATAATGTAAATGAGCATACATCCCAAATTGTACGATCTGTGATAATATTAGGTTGTAATAATTCACTAGCGCGTTCAGCTAAAAATACAAATTGTCCTGGTAGTGTGGAGTCAGTATTTAGAGGAATACCTAAATTGCTAAGATACTTACTACGTTCAGTTTGTATAACATAATCCTTAAATTGCTCTAGTTCACCTAGTGCTTTTGCTAATGTAGTTTTCCCACACGACATTGTACCAGTTAATCCTATTCTCATTTTTTATTTTTATTATTTATTTTTTTCATTTGACGTGCTGTTTTCTTAATTTGTGTAGCTTCGTTAGCACGTGCTTTAATTGCTTTATCTGCTCCTGCTTTATATTTAATATCTACAGAAATAGGACCTCGTTTAAATTTATCTAGATCAAAAGTCCATGTTTCTATAGTTTCATCATCTTCATATACACGAGTAAATTTCATATACTAAATATATAATATTAATTCTGCTTAAACTCTAGCTCCAGAAGCTTTACCAGCGGCTGACTTATAAAAGGGTTGCCCGTTAACGTCTTTTTTCTTTTCTTCCCACTGTTCCTTAGTATGTTTAATACCAAATAAATAATATTCAGCTAAACGTTTATTGCCTTGTGGTATTAAAGCAGGACCTTCCCAGTTATGCATTTTACCATCTAAATAGTAAATTATAGTTTTATCTCCTGTTTTCATTTTTTTTACTTCTGACATATAGTTTTTATTTTAAATTTGTTAACTCAATAAGTGCTTCTTTCCTAAGTAATTTTTCAGCTACATAAATACCATGTGCACCTGACACTGTAATACCTCTAGCTGATAAAGCATCTCCCACAAAGTGTACATTTGAATATTCATTTAATGATAAATCTGTATAATTTACTAATGGTTCAGGTGATAGGTATTTTACCTCAGGAATATATATTCCATAATCATCACCAAAGTTAAATACTTTATTCATATCATCAATGAAATTATGAATATAATCAGCATATTGACCAAAAGCACCATCAAACTGTTCTAAATCATCTATCTGTACGGCTTTAACAGTTGTACCTTCAGATGTCAAACCAGGTTTACGAGTTTTATTAGGTGAATAATATAATCCAGTATTATCAATTTGTGTATTTCCTACTACATATCTTGACCATTCAAATGGATTATCAATACCTTTAATTTCCATTAATATACCAAAATTGGTCATATCGTTTCTGAATTCTTCTCCTTTTTTCGCGTGGCCATTATAGGAGATATCCCCATAAGTTTCTTCAACCGCCACATAAGCTGCGTTATTATTAGTACAAAAGCTACGGAGGGATACATTATCAAATTTCTGATACAATTTAAAATCATAACTAACATCTATTAATTTTTGAAAATATTTCTGTGGTGCTTCAAATCGAACACCAATCTGTACTGATTTAGGTTCATTAGGTAATTGATAATCATTTGCCAGTTTTTGAGCAAAATCAATACCTGATTTACCTACTGCAAATATAAGAGTATCATAATTAGTCCATTCGTCTTGTGGCTCATAATGCCACATTCTATTATAATGAAGTTTATTATCAGCAAACTCAATTTTATCAACTTCGGTTTCCCATTCAAATTTAACACCTTTATCAACTAAATATTGATACCATGCTTTAGCAATTTCATGTAAGAAATTAGAACCAATATGCCATACAGGAAACATTCTCAAACCAAAGTATGGTTTAATCCATTTAGGTTCTTTTTTAGGATCAGACATAAATATTTCGTCTGGTTTGGGGTGAAAGCGTCT